ACGTCACTCCAATCAAATGTAGTTTTAGTTGCACCAATACCTAAAACGGTTAAATCATAAAGAACTCTACGTCTAACTAAATCATAATCACTACCTTCTAATAATACATTTATAGCTTGTTCTTCTGCCATTTCAACTGATTGCTTATAATTCAACTGCATGTGTAATTGTAATTCTTCTTCAGTATCAGGTAGATCATCTTTTTTGTTCTCATATAAATCCATATTGAGTTGCTTCATTACTAAGTCATTATATTCCTTAGAACGCATATCTCTTAATATAGATTCCATGTATTCTGTTCTCTTACTAACTCCATATTGGTCTTGAGAAAAACAATTAACCTCAAAAGTTCTTTGAGCCATTCCATTAACTACTATGTCTACAAATTTGGGAATAATTGGAACGGGTTTCCAATCTAAGTTAAGGTAAGATAAATCACCGTTTATAGATAATTCATTTTTGTATTTCTGAACAGACTGTTCTCCTCTTGCGTATAATCTTAATTGATGAAAGTTATTTTTATGATCATCATATTTAGTTCTACTGCCAGTAAACCACTCATGTCTTATAGCTTTAGCAACTTTTAATCCATATTCATGTGACATTTTTTCACTATCACTAACAGCTTGAGATGGAAAATTTATAATACCTTCTATCATATTTTTTGTTTTATTATTCTTGATGAAATTCCCTTGTTATTATATTTAGATATATTTATACTTAATGATGTTTTCTTTCTATCTGGATTTGGTTTATATAAATGTCTATTACAAGCCATTATTGCTAGACCAGAACTTATGGACGCATCATATTTAGTTCTTTTTGTTATATCAAATTTAGACCAATCATTTAATGTAGAATTAAAATACATATCACCATAATTACCGTCTTCTAATAATCCAACATAGTCATTAATATACATCTCTATAGCAGCAGCATGAGCTTGTTTTATATCTTCACTTGAATTAGGTATTCCACCAACTTCTCTCTCTGAAACAGATAATTTGTTCCATACTTTATCTGGTCTATTCATACTAAATCCTCTATATCCTCTTCTTCTAATATAATATAAGAGTCTTGGTTTATTATTTTCTGCTAATAACGGCATACCGTAAAATACTAGCGCCATTAACACATCTTCAAAAAATATATCAGCTGTTTGAGGTCTCGCTATATATTCTAAAAAGAATGTATTTGCTGGAGCGTTTTCCATTGAGAATTTAGTTAATCCATGTAAAGCTCCTTTAGATCCCTTACCATCAACTGTTCCAGATATATCATACGAGTCACAGCCAAATGCTCCTATATGTTCATTACCAGGATATCTTACGCCATTTTTAATAATAACATTATTTTGTAATTTTAACTCCGGAACCCAGCTAACTTTAAATCTACCGTTTGGATCTGGATTAAAAATAACTTGTGTATCTTTAACACCATTTGTCCATTGAAAATTACCGGGTGTCAAAACCGAAGAATTTCTATTTCCTTCGTTGTAATCTATTTGTTCATATATTTTCACTAAGTTAAATAAACTATTTCCTGTTTCATCTCTAAATGCATGTTCTTCAGTTCTTGGAAACTGACGGTAAAATTCATTTAAAGCATCTTGATCGTCTTTTAATCCTTCTGCTTCATTATCCCAGTGATCTATAACTCCATAATCTATTTCTACTCCATGTGGATCAAATGTTTGTTTTTTAGGAGTATTGAACACAGGTTGTCCGTATTCGTCAATGAATCCTTCATAATTCCATTCCATAGGAATAAACAAAGAATATAATCCCGACTTAGTCTGTCCATTTCTATTTCTTTGTGTGACATCTGAATTATAATATAGATTTTTAAAATTATCACCTCCTTTGTCTAAAGCGTTAGAAGTAGATCCCATCATACATTTACCTATAATTCTACTACCTAACCTCAAGCAAGTTTTTGTAACTCTCCAGTTATTTTTTATATTATCAGGTCTCTCCCATTTACCACTTTCATCGTGTACTAATAAAGAAAGTTTTTCACCATCATAACTATTATCACCTGTATTTTTCCAATCAATAGTTGTATCTAGTCCCTCCATATCATCCTGTTCCTCTCGTTCCCTCATTTTCTTACGAGTAAACTTTTTAGCAGGAACTCTATATGCTAGCTCAGATTTTGGACGATCCATACCATCTTGTATTGGTTTAAAGAAGAATGGATAATTAATACTAATTGGTACAACTTTATCGGTAAACATCTTTTTTGCATCAGCACCAGTTTTAGAAAGTATACCAAACCTACTGTCACTAGCTAATGTAGCTTGATGAACTGTTTCTGCCGAACTCATAAAAGAAAAACCAGAACGTCTATTTTTTAAGTAACACATTCCATAACTTCTTCTATCCGCCTTGCAGGCTTCCCAGAATATAAAGAACAATCTATTCGCTTCTCTAAAATCAGGAGCTCCAACATCAATCTTACTCCATTGAAGATACATATAGTGCGTACCTGTTATATATGTTGGTTTACCATTATTCATAAACCAGAATCCCTCTTCTCTTCTTACAAACTCTTCATCTATATATCCATAGTGTCTCTCTTTGAAATCATCTGGATACTCTTGCCAATCAAATACAGTTTTTATTCTTTTAAAATCAGGATTAGGTGGAAATTGTTTCCACTTTTGTTCTGATTCGTTTTTACTACAAGAATATATTTCTTTTGGTTGTTTTGGTAAAGCTATTTTCAATCCTTGTATATCTAGTATATCTCCAATCATTCCGGTCTTTGATATAACAACAACGTCGTTTTCTTTATTGTAACCATACTCCCACTTTTTAGATTTATTTAATCTATTTATAGTGGTTAGCTTTATTGGTTCTACAACCTTATATAACGTTTGTTTATACATTACTTAGATCTTCCTTCTGCGAAACCCTTGAAAGCTTTTTCTTTCCTCTCCTCTATTGGTTTATCCTCTAATAAACTCTCTTCTTCCTGTATTCTAGTTAATATTTCAAAAGCATCAAATATTGCTAATTTTTTTGTTGCAGCAGCATTCTTTAATCTATCTGCTGATATATCGTCATCAGAATCAACAATAGCTTCTCTTGCTACTTTAATTAATTCTTCAACCGCTTTGTGTCCAGCTTGGATTATACTCTTTTTCGTTTCCTTGATATTCATATTTAATTGTAATAAATTTATTCATAATCCTATATAATCTTTCTCCATTTATAAAATCTTCACACTGCATTTTAGGACAATAACCTACTAAAGTTCCTTTATTAAACTCACCGTCAGAATATTTTATTATACCAACTAATGGTCTTTCTTCATCTATATTAAAACTATCTATGGACTTAAGTGGTTTTATAAAACTATAACCAGGTACAGCTTTCCAATCTTCTTGTTTGTATAAAAATACTTGATCTTCAGATATTATATACTTATTATCATGTAAATAAGATCTACTGTTCTTTTCTCTACCTTTAACATCATGCCATCTTCTAAATACGTTATGATGTATCACTACTTCATCACCCACGTTAATAGGTGATGAAAATAATAATGGAGTAGCGATTACTCTTGCTCTTCTGTTAACAAATTGATGATTATATATCTCAGTATTAAGAACAAGTTCCTTATTACCAATTTTTTTAGAATTATTATATCTTCCACCTATTGGTGAAACAACGAAATCTCTATAAGCTCTCATTTTTTTATTGGTGTTTCTATAACATAATCTCCAGGAAATTTATAATTTTTGCCAGGTTTCATTATTTTAGTATTACCCTTATTATCTGTTCCTCTAACATTAAATTCAACTCCCTTCATAGTTATATCTCCACTTGGTATTATATTATAATCATTATTAACATCTGGACTATCTTTTTTATAACCAGTTGTTGATATTTTACCTATAAGACCTTTTAGTGGAGCGTTTCTCATTTTAATATTCTAAATTATACTCTATAGATATAGCCATGTTTTTATTGAAATCTTTCCATGGTATAACGACTTTATCTTTTCTTATGTAGATTGAATACTTATCTTCTTCTTCTACTATATCACAAATCTTATGACCTCCGTAAACCTCTTGATCAACAGCATAATGCATCGAATCATTTTTATAGTCTTTACCTATTGTGATTTTTCTTATAATATTATTTTTCATTAGTAACTTTTTCCTCAGGCCAATTAATCGTTCCATCAGTTAAGTTAATATCATAACTACCATACTCCTTCATCATTTTATCCTGTAGTAAAGCTATATTATCATTACCTAAAGCTAGTTCGTGTAGAACCTTATGTTTCTGAGCTTCTATTCTACCTATATTGAATTGTAAACTATTTATCTTATTTACAACACCTAGTAGTTCATCTAAATGCTCTTTTGATATTTTTTCTACCTTTTCTTTTACTTCTAATACTTTTTCTTTTGTTTTTGCCATTTTATTTAATTTTATTTAAGTTAATTAT